AAGTCGGTCACCACCACGATCTCCCGGCGGCGCATGGGCAGGAGGAGCAGGCTCACGACCTTCCCGCCCACGGCGTTGCTGGTCTTCTTCAGGCTTCCGCTCGGGGTGAGTCCGTCCTCAATCGCTCCGGAGCCGATGTAGGTGCTGCCCTTGTAGAGCGCCAGGCTCCCATTGGCACGAACCCGCAACGAGATACAGTCCGGCGACCCCGGTGTTCCCCAGCCACAGACCAGCACCGCACTCTCAGAAAGCTTCTCAAAGCTGGAGATGTAGGCAGAGACAAAAAACGGGGTGTTGGCCGGGAAGCTGGCAGTGGTCTTGACGATCTCGCCGACGGCACCATTGTTCTCCAGGAACACATCGCCATTGCCCGCCCGGTGGTTCTCTTTCCACGCCGCACTGGTGGTGAGGGTGTAGTCGCTCTTGCGGAATCGGTAGTAGTCGCCTGTGAACGTGTCTGTCCAGTCCTCGGAGAGGGGAGCGGGCAGGAGCATCAGGGTCTTGGTCACCGGGTCAACCCAGACTCCCTCCGACGCCTCTAAGTCCCAGCTCGTGCCATCGGCGCTGACAACCTGGCGGGGCTTCTTGACGCGTGGCTCCGGGCAGTCGATCTGGACAAGCAGTGATGTGGACATCTAGTTGATCCGCCCCTTGCCCATGAGACGCCGCGCTTCTTCCCGTGCGATCTGGCGCTGTGCCCTCTCCAGGGTGTTGCTGGGGATGCGGGGCAGATAGTCACCCTGACCCGGCTGGAACCCACTCACACCCGCCATCCGCAGCTCCGCAGGCGTCACTCCAAGCCCCGCCAGCTGACCGCCTCCCAGTGTCTGGGCACGAAGAGAGAGACCGTCTGCCGCTTGCTTGGTGTTCTTCTCGATGGCCATGAGGAGCCGCTCTATGGGGTCAGCGCCCTCAGCCTGGCTGTCCTGGCCTTTGGCACCCCCGCCAAAGATGAGGTCTGTAGGCAGGCCACCCATGGGGCCTAGCGATCCCATGACCATCTTCTTGAAGCGCTCCGAGTCAGCAGAAAGTGACCTGACATTAAACTCGGGCAGCTTGGTAAACTCGGGCATGGTATAGCCTGAGATCATGTCCACAGTGGTTGCCGCCGTCGTGACCCCTTCGAGCGCCGCGACCGCCCCTTTTGGGTTGAAGGCCATCATTTGAGTGAGAGCCTCACTGATCCCTGCAACACCCGACGCCACTTTGATGAGAGTTGCCTGGATGGTGACTTGGGCAAACTCAAAAGCCGCCACCAGGTTCTTCCCAATGGCATCAAAGAGGCTGGAGATGTAAGCCCCCGTCTCGGAGAGCGTCTGGGGGAGATTGACGATAAAGCTGGCCACATTGGCAAAGAACCCCGCCACGCGCTCTTGAAGGTTGTTGCCCAGGAGCCCATCAAAGGCCGCAGTGAGGCGATCTATCACCTCGCCGAGCACGCCTGACGTTCCCAGCGCTCCGATCACTTGCCCGATCTGACTAAGGCGATTCTGAAGCGTGTCCAAAAAGCGCTGGAGCGGGCCACCTGCGGAAGCGAACGCCGTTGCGATCCCATCGCCCAAGGGCTTTATAGCGGTCTTGAGTCCGTCCTGGAAGTTCTCCAGAGCGTTCTGGAATCCGCCCGTGGCCTTGGGGAGTGTCTCCGCCGCCGCTACAATGCGCTCAATGGCCTCCGCGCTGCCGAGTCCCATTGCCTGGATCTTCTCGGTGTCGCTGGTGCCGAAGGCTTGGGAGAGGAGCTGGCGAATCTGCGGGACGCGCTCGGCGATCTGGTTGATCTCCTCGGCGCTGATCGTCCCCTTACTGGAGATTTGCCCTAGGGCCGTGATCACGCCATCGAGCTGGTCTTTACCGCCACCTGACAAAGCCAGGGCATTGCCAAAACTCTTGAGGGAGCGCTCGGCAAGTTGGGCTGAGAGTCCCGCCGCTTGGAGCTTGACGCTTCCCTGGATCGCTTCCTCGAAACCAAGGCCAGGGAGCCGCGCCACTTCTTTGAGTCGTGTGATCTGGGCGGTGAGGTCTTCTGCATTAGCAGACGATCCAGCAAGGGCGCGGGTGAGGGAGTCCATCTTGCTGGCCACAGCAAAGGCCGCAGCCCCACCCGCCACGGCGAGAGCTCCACCCAGAAGAGTAGCCTTCTGCGCCACGTCGATCATCCCACGTGCCATATCGCGCATGGCGGCAGTGGTGTGTTGCCCCATGGACTTAGCCGCTTCTCCCGCCTGGTGGAAGCCCTGGCGCACCTGCTGAAGTCCGCGCTGGGCAGTCTCCACACCTTCCAAGCGAATCCGCGCCATAAGATTTGCCAGTGCCATATTATTGCCTTCCTGCTTTCTTTGTCCCTGCGCCAAAGAGCCCCATGACTAATGGCTCTAGGGCTTTTGCGACTGCCCTGGCCCTGGCCTCTTCGATCATCTCACCCACCACCGACACTTCTGCCCACTGCTCCAGACTGAGCGCCGGAGCGTGGGCAGGGTGCTTACCAAGCACGGAGAGGGAGGCGTGCAGTACATCGCGGTAGAGAGCCTCTACGCTAGTGCTGCACTCTCCCCGGAGTCGTTTTTTACGGCGCTCTTGATGGTGAGCCAGTCGAGGCAGTCCTTCATGGCTTCGCCGTGCGCGGTACACGTCGCCATGAACGCCTCAGGCTGAACAAGTGCCATCTCCGCAAACTCGGTCACGGCATTGATCGCGCCGTCTTCCTGAGTGGGGACGTAGGTCTTGCCCAGGAGCACCACCTGCACTGCCATGTCGGCAGGCAGGCTGAACTGAGACGCCGCTTCCTCCGCCAGGCGAATGGCGTCCTTGATAGCGACCAGGCCAGGCACGCGAAAGGTCATCTCGTCCGCCTGGTCGTCAAAGACCACGCTGATGGTGCGCAGTTCGCCCACGGGGAGGGTCTTAGCCCTCCCCCGTGCAGACTTCAGCCCCACCTTATACCGCCAGCTTCTTGAGCGTGATGCGCTCGGTCTGGATGCCTTGGGCAGGGCTGGAGTGCGTGTAGGTCGAGATGCCCAGGTCATCAATGGTCTCGGTGCCACCACTGATCCCATCCACAGGCTCGATGACAGCCCGGACGTAGCGCCCCACTAGCGCACGTAGCTGGACACCGACCACCACCGCAATGCGGGTCGTGAAGGTGATCTCGCGCGTGGTGCGGATCTGCTCCATGACCGTCTCCGCGTCACAGCGTGCCGTGACATCCCGCTCCTGGACGTTGATATTGTCGCTGAAGTCCTCCAAGCGACACTCCAGCACGATTGCAGTGCCGCTGTAGGAGGGAGTGCCATCCTGCGCCCCACCATCAAAGAGAGAGAGGCGCAAGTGCGTCTCGTTAGCCAACCTGATTGCCATTATCGTTTTCCTTTACTCAATAATCGTGTAGTAGTTGCCCAGACGCACAAATGCACCCGCCGCTCCGGTGTCTTTGCGCCCCCAGTCCTCGGCCAGCACCACGTCGAAATCCGTGGTTGCCCATCCTGCCAGTAGCTCCTCGATGCGTGCACGGGCGGGCTCCAGCACTTCGAGAGACTCGCCGGTAGCCACGACCTCCACCCGGTAGCGCAGTCGTTGCTGACCAAATCCGCCACACCGAGCGCCACTGGCCTGCGCATCCTCACGCGACCAGATCACGCAGGGTAGATCAATCGTGCCGGGCGCAACCTGCTCTGCAAAGCGCAGAGAGATCGCCTCCTCGCTCACGTCCGCGTCTTCCGGCAGTAGCTCGATCAGCAGCGCTCGGAGCGTGTCATCTTCTAAGAGGCGGGCTTTAAGCGCCTCGCCAATCACAATCGTACTCATCGTTTTTCCATTCTCCTTGCCATCTCTTGCAAGCGATTCTCAGAGCGTCCCTCTACCTGGCGCAGTGCATCTGCCAGGAACCGCTTGGGTCTGCGGCCTTGGGCTCCCTCATGCACGTAGATCCCGTACTCTGCTCCCACCACCACATCTGCCTGAGCGTCTCCACGCACGGGGTCATCAAGGCGGATCGAGTTGCGCAAGAGCCCCGTGTCCACTGGAGCCAGGCGCTTGGCCGTCGCCTCGACATCCAGCGCCGTGGCCCGAACAAACGTGTCAGCTAGTCCGGGAATCTCCCGGATCAGCTCATCCAGCCCCAAAAGGTCAAGAGATAATTCAACGCTCACTTAACGAGCCTCTTGACTTCCACCGTTGTCAATGCGCGGTCTGGGCGCTGGTCATCCATTCCGATGACTTCCCAGCGCTCGCCTTGGTGCTCTACTTGGTCGCCCTTTGCCAGTGCGATCTGGGCAGGGAGCTGCACTTGGCCGTACTGGACTCGCACCACGCGCCCGCCCTCTTCCGCCTCACTAGCATCACCGGGGTGGAGGCTGGCCCGAACTCCCTCAATGCGCCACGGAACCAAGCTGGAGCCACCCGAGGCATCTGCCACGCGGCGCTGCTTATGGAGCGTGACGACCTCTTCCAGAAACGCCTCCGCGAAATCCTCGGCCAGCCCTTCGCCTCTCACCTCGACTTGATCTCCAGCGTGATGGCTCCTGCGATGTTGGTGCGACTTGCGGATTGCCAGGAGAGGGTGAGTCTAAGCCGCTTGCCTGCAAGTGCGGCATCTGTCACGGCGCTGGGAATGGGCACCTCAACAATCCCCAGCGCGGCATCCCGCACAGTACAGGCGATGGAACCACCCACCACGGCTCCTGTGTCCGTGCGCACGGCGCTCCCTGTCACGGGAGCGGCCACCGCAGTGGGTCTCCCCACTCGATCCAGCACGCGTACCATCAAGGTAGGCATCTCTCCCACATAGAGAATGTCGCCCTCTTGAGTCGCTCCCTCAGTACCATCGATATAAATGGACAGAGGGCCTCGCACCACGTCCACCACGGGCACCGCCGCATCGGCCAGAGCCTTGCCTGCGCTGCCCGCCGCCACATGCCCCGCAAGCGCCTCATCCCAGACCGCATCGGCGATCTCGGCAACGGCATCAGTAGCTAGGGCATCAGCATCAATGGCATTTGTGGCGATCTTTGCGGCGGTGATGGCATTATCCACCAAGGTCATGGCGTCCCCTGGAACGGCGCGGCTGGTAATAGACTGGGGATCAGATGATGCAAAGAGCACCGGAGAGGCATTCGATCCACTGAACGTGCTTCCTGCTTTGCTCACGGCCAGGGTGATCCATGCCTCGCCTTTGGCCGCCACGTCGTAGAGCACGCCGCACCGAAGGCCATCCGAGGAGAGGGCTACAGTAGCCCCGTGTGCGGCAATGTTGCTGTCGTCGATGGGAGACTTGACGCTGGCAATCGTGACCGTGGCACCCGCCACAATCGCGCCTGCATCATCCACAATCGAGCCAAGCGGTAGAAAAATCTGAGCCATGTAATTTATCCTCTTGCCCGTGTTGGGCGGCGACGTGAGCCACCAGACGAGGCTCGGGGAGTTGTGATGGTTATTTCTGCATATTGTCCATCGGCAGCAGTGGCGCGAATCACCGTGGCCTGAGATCCAGTAACGATCTCGCCAGGCGCTGTCACAAGCCCCGTGCCGCTCACTGTGCCATTGCCGCTTGTCTTACTCCAGGTGATTGTGCTTGGGTAGCTCCCTGTCCCGGCCAGTGTTGCGGTGAGCTGCAGGGTTGCTCCGCCACGAAGCGTGCCATTGGGCTGATCTATCACAATGCTTGTGATTGTCCAGGGGTCATAGAGAGCAGAGTAGGCCAGCCCCTCTGCCTGTCGTGACCCGCGCCACAGGTAACCAGCGGAGGTGTAATGCACCCCATCGGAGAGCTTTGCCTGGTCAATGTAGACCTCGTACCACTCACGCATTGTCCCGAGGCTTGCATTGGTGCCCCAGTCCTGCGAGAGCATCGCATTGCGCCACCCAATGTAGGCATCAATCTTGTTGGGTACGTTGATCGTGCCGCCACTGCCGAAGGGAATGCCGTTGATGACGACTTTCCAGTCGGTCTTGCCACGAGTCACCCGGATATAGTTGATGATCGCTTGCCACCAGCCAATCACGGCGGCATTGGACATCGTGCCAGCGTTGTAGTTTTGTAGGTCGTTGGTGAGGAGCGCAAACGAGGCCACAACAAGAGCCCCGGGGTTGGCCGTCTCTGCCGCCGCCAGCCTGTCTACATAGTGCTGGAGGAGGCGCGGCGTCCCATTGGGATAGCCATTGCCCCCCGCGTTTTGCCCCTCGCTATTGTTGTAGACGAGGCTATCAGGTTGCCAGTCGCGGGAGAGCAGAGAGCCAGGAGCGCCAATCTGCACCCCGACGATGTTGCCAGAGGGGATTCCGTAGACGCTCGTGAGGTCACTGACTGCCCGAGCCGATGCACCCGTGAGCGTTGCGCCGGTCACGTCCGATGTGCCACCCGTGAGCGAGTCGCCACCGAATCCCACGATGAGTTTACGCGAGGCTTTAATGTCAGCGCGAATCGAGATCGCAGGGAGGCTCGGAGCCACGCTCTGCACCATGAGCGACCCGGAAGAGAACGCCGTGGTAGCTCCCTGCACCGCCGCGCCTTTGTAGAACCTCGTTGCACCGATGCCGGGAGGAAGTGCTGCGGAGGTGTCGCCGTGCGCGTGGGCAACCGTGCCGTCTGCATCCCCCGTGGCGATGATGTTGCCAGCACCGGGAGTGAAGTCGGCGGTCGAGGCAGAGTAGAGGTTGAATGTTACTGCGCTACCATCACCCCCCGCGCTATTCACATCTACCGTGTTCGTGCCAATGACCCTACTGGTGAGCGTTGGGACAGTACAGGAGAGCGCGGGGACGGCGGGCTCATGGGCCATGCGCAGACGGCTGATCTTTGTGGCGTTGCCCGACCCGCCATTAAATCCCTTGTTCCACGAGCTTCCTACTGCGATTCGCCCCGCTGTGGCGAGGTATCCAAAGTCGGTGAGGTTCGTCCAATACGCGCCCCCTACGCCGACCGTCGTGGAGCGGGTAAAAACCTGTACGGGCGAACCCGTTGTCATGTCGTAGATGGTCGTGGTGAGCGTATCTACGCCACTGATAACCTCGATTTTTAGCTGGAAGCGATACGGTTTTGCGCTATTGTACGAGGCTAGCCATGATCCTGCCCAGTTAAAACCATCGGCCCCGTTATCCTCGGATCGGGATGCGTTACTGATCGCCCCAAGCTGGACAATGGGGCCGGGAGTTCCAAACGACGACCCTAGGAAAAACTGCATAGAGTAGCCGCCGCGCTGAGTCCCCCAAGAGGGCATGACGTTCTCACGCACGCGGAGGCTGATACCATCCCCATTCGCCAGTCCCGCAGGTACATCCACCTCGGCTATCTGGTTTAGCTCGTAGGTAGGAGAGCCTGTGGGAAACACCGACTTGTCAAACCACTCAAAATCCCGCTGGGGAATAGACAGCAGCCCCGAGGCAATCTGAACACGATTTCCTTGCTGGTCTACAAGCTCGCCACCTGATCCTGTGGTGGTATTAGCCGCGCCCGTGCTGGTGTTGGAGCGCCCGGTATAATCCACATTTACAATATCAATGTATGCCATTATTCTTCTTTCCTACGCCCGTGCGAACCCCCAGCTCCAGAATGATCTGAGCCTCACACGCCGGTACAATCCCCCGCCATCCGCCTGGGAGCCATCGTCACCAGGCGACGTGTTGCCCTCGATGGAGTACACAAGGGAACCAACAACCCGCACCACCACGCCAATATGCCCCGTGGTGGCAGAGGTGCGACGCATGGCAATGTCACCGCGCCGAGGAGCACCACTGATGATCGTGTCGTTGTCATCGCTCCAACGATTCCACCCGACCACGGCGGCAGGGTTGTACGATGGCCGCTTGGGGTAGGGAGCATCGGCGACCTGGCTGGCGAACGTCATTGCGGCCGCGCACCAAGGGTATCCCTCACCCAGTCCGACAGACTCCAGAAACGCTCCGACCCACTCGCCACGATTGTTGCCGCCGACTTCTCTGACTTTCACCTCGTCGGCCAAGTAGGCCATGACGAGCAGGCGACGCTCCGCAGAGGAAAGGCTGACGTAGCCGGGGTACTTGGCTACCATCTTGGAGCGAGTCTGGGAGATGGCCTCTTGGAGTGTCACGACACACCTACTGGGACTAGTTCGTAAGTCGCGTCAAATATCTCTCGTTTGCATGGATAGATTTCCCCCGCGACTCCAGTAATGAGCATATCCCCACGAACAAACTTCATAATTCCCTCCAATGTGGGAATTAGGTAGCAATTGTCATTTTCATGGGTAATTGCTTGCCCTCCGTATGTAAATGACCAAGGCATGCCGCCTACAATATTCGCCCCAGGTTGGGATAAGCCGATAGAAACGAGTTCATCAAACGAAATCGCCTCAATAACAACTGGTTTTTTACGATAATAACTCACAACCGTATCCCCCGCTTCAAGACCCGTCCGAGTTCTTTGGTAATGTTCCGCGCCAGATCGGGAGCTGCCGCCGCCACGATGGGAGGGAGGATCGAGGAGATCGCCGCCTCAACCGCGTCCGGTTTAACGTCGTGTGCTGGCCCGGTTGCGTCCACACCGTCAGGCAAGGAGCCGGGAGTGAGAGAGCCAAAGTCAATCTCAGGAGCTTCTGTCTCTACCTCGGACTTCGGCATTCGTAGGTAGGCCCAGCCCACCGCAAGCCCGACACCACCAGCCTTGAGGAGCGCTTCCTGGGTGATCTTGCCGCCACTGGCGACCGCAACCTGTAGATCGCCCAGGATAGCGATACCAACCGCAAGGAGCATCTCCACCCAGCGGACATTGGCAAAGTATTTTAGGTATAGGTCGTTCATGATAGTTTCCCAGGTGTTTCGATCATCAGGCAGTAATGCCCATCCATCACCCCGTTGCCGTCGAAGCGCGTGAGAATCGTCACCCGTTTCTGGAACTCTGTGCCGTCTTTCCGCACTCCACGCAGAGGCAGTGTTGTCTCTCCTGTGGCAATCATGTCGTCGTAGGCGCTCAGTCCGTCCGCCACGCTCTCGGGGTGGACAGTGTTTGTCCACTGCATACCAACCATCTCGGCTGATGTATAACCACACGTCGCGGCGTAGGCGTTGTTGATGGTTTCGTAGCGCCCATCCAGTCCGATCATCGAGAATCCCACCAGGTGAACGAACGCCTCTTGGAGCCGCTGCTGGTGAGAGAGTGCGTCCAGCAATGCCCCCGCTGTTTTGTTAATTTTCTCTAGCGTCTTCATCGCTACTTAGCCTTCACTCCTGCTGATTGGAGTAAATACTGGATCAAAAAGACCGCAATTGCGGTAATTCCTCCGCCCAAACTAGCGAACGCCGCGGATTTGCCTGATTGCTTGGCGGAATCAAGTTCAATAATCGAGACTCGTTTCTCTAGGGCTTCAATCCTCGTAGAACCGAGTCCCAGCGCCTCAACGTCTCGTCGCAATAACGCGATTTCCATTTTGATCTGATTCACCGAGGCGACCATGTCCTGGCGCTCTCGTTTATCCTCGTTGCGTTCAGTTACAAGATCACTGATACGCCCCATCATTTCGGCATGGTAACGCGCAAAAATAGTGGTTGGCGACTCCTCAGCCATTACTCACCGCCGTTCTTCGGCATTCGCGCCACAATTGCTGCAATGTCTCTAAGTTCATCCTTTATTTTCTCCATATCCTTGCCTAGCGCACTTAAATACGCACGTCGGATAATAGGGGCAAATATAACGTAGGCGATTGCTACAAAAACAATAGCTAGAGCCACAACGAGCAGTAATCTAGGCATCGTATTGGGGAGGATTTTAGGGAGATGGGCGGCATCGGATGCCTCTTGGAAAAAACCGCTCATCGTCGCCATCATCGTCACGCTACTCACCCGCCCCCGACAGAGGCCAGGGCAGAGCGATCTGGAGCGTGGTGCTAAACCAGTCGTCAATCAGGGTCGCAATGGCCACCGAGACCGGGTTGCCATTGATAGCGTCCATCACGATCTCAAAGAGATTCACGATGTACTCACCGACGTGCTCCCAGAGGGTCTGTCGCGCCTCAAGGAAGCTGGTGAAGAGGGCGCTCTTCTGCTCTATGCTTGCGGCTTGCCACTCGGAGGAGTTGATGAGCGCGGTGAAATCGTCGTTTAGTTGTTGCTGTGTTGGCATCGTTTGTTCTCCTACACGTCGGATCGAGTCATTGCCCCAAAGCCCGGCGTCTGCTTGGCCTGGACAGATCGCTTCATTTCCCCCAGCGTCGTGATCTGCTGATGGCGCTTCAGGCTGGAGTCTTTGTCGCTGGCATCAATGGCGCGTGCCTTGAGCTTGGCGATGGTCTGGTCAATCAGGTTCTCCACGGTCCGGTACAGGTCGTAGCGCTTCCCACTGATGTAGAGAGCACTGACCTGGTGAGTCGCGAAGCTCACGCGGCCATTCTTCCAGTCGAAGCTGGTGGGGGTCTGAACTACCCATGAGCCATTGACCACTTGGGCGTCCGTCTCCCACCACTCCAGCCCGCTTTCAAAGTCGAGATACTGGAGCGTGCCATTGGGCAAGCGCGTCTCGTGGGGGCGCAGCGGGACATAGCGCACGACGAGCTGGTACTCTTCCAGGGCATCGGCGATCTCTGCATCCGTCCAGGTGGCGCTGGATGCCTCGTCCCCGATCTCGCGCCGGACACGCGAGATCAGGGGCAGGAGGGAGGCGCGGACTTCAGCCAACTACTTGGCCTTAGTCCGTGCCGTGGTCGTGGAGACTGCCTCAGGGGCGACAGTCTCACTCTCAGGCTCTTTGTCACCCTCAGGGGCGACAGGCTCATAGCCTTGAGCCAGGAGACGCTTCTCCAGAGGCGAGCCTAGAGGCACCTCAAAGGTGTTGGAGCCATTGGTGAGCCAGGTTGTATTTCCCATGGTCGTCTCCTAGCACTTAGGCAGTCGGTACACACGCACCTGGGCATTGGGAGATCCCGTGGCGGCAGTGAAGGTGACGTTGACGGAGCCATCGTCCTGGACGAACCGGCCAGACTCAAACGGCCCGATCATGCGGCTGGAAGTTGCGCCACCACCCGAGGCCGCAAGCGCCACGGAGAGGTCTCCCTGGCCAGCACGGAGCGCGGGCGGGTTATCTCCCGCCTTGACGAGCACAGTGAGGGCTGCATCGTCGGCATTGACCACTTCAATGACCATGCGATCAGTAGATGAGCCAGCGGCAATGGGCACGGTGCCATTGGTGTCGATGGTGTCCACGGTGGGGCGGCTGGTGGCCGCGTTGCGGATCAGCTCGGTAATAGCAAGAGTGGCAGGGTTTGCCATTGTAAAGTACTCCTAAGGGTCGGGCCCATGCCAATCAGGCATGGGCAAGGAAGGTGAAAGAGCCCGTTAGGCTTTGGAGGCGATCAGACAGGCGAGCGCAGTGGGGCGAACCACCTTTGCGCCGTAGACGTGGAGGCCCTTGAGACCATCGCTAAATCCTCGTTCTTTGCGGTAGCCTTCCACCTTGACAATCTGCTCGGCTAGGTTCCAGCCCATGCGATGACCGGCGATGATCTTCCACTTGGCGCTCGCCGCGCTGATGTTGTTGGACTTGTAGACCGTAAAGCCTGCCGCACGTCCAATCGCGCCATTGGCCAGAGTATCCGCGTTGCCCTGGGTGCCGAAGCTCACGAAGCGCTCGTCCTTCAGCATCCGGCCTTCGTACCAGGGCGGGATAACTACGAAGCGTCCATCGGTAGGCACGTCGCTCTCGTCAAGCAAAACACCCAAGTCCACCAGATTCTCATAGGCCTTTGCAGCGGTGTCGATCACCGTGGGGGAGCCATCCGAGCCGATGAAGTTGGCGGTGGCAATGTCCGTGTAGAGCGAGGCCAGGTAGGTGTCGAGCGTGTCCTTCAGGGCGTAAGCGGCGCGGCTGGTGGCCTCCGCCATCACCTTGGGATTCTGTTGTGCCTGGTCGATATCATCGATGCCAAAGTTGAAGTACTTCTGCTGATCGATGACGAGGATCTGGCTGGCATCGTCGAGCACTTCTGCCGCGTCGATGTCCGTGTTCTTGGTGTAGTCTTTGACCGTCACATCGCCGATGCTGTTGATCTTGACCGAATCACCAAAGCCGGTGATCTCACCCTCGTAGTCGCGGGAGATAATCCCCTCCGACGCAAAAACATGGCTCTTCATTAGAGCCGCTAGGATCATGCCCGACCAGACGGTGGGAATGAGGTTATTGAGTGACATTCTACGTTTCTCCTTGGGCACAACGGCCCGAGTTCAATGGGCGCAGTGCCCGATGGATTAGGCCGCTAGTGCAGCCAGCACCTTGTCTTGTGGCAGCAGGCTGATCTGCTGAGGAGTCATCTTGGCCAGATCCGCTTTGGTGAGATCGCCGCCGCTACGACCACGCCCTGGGTTGGAGCTGCCCCCACCACTCGCACCACCCTCAACCCCTGCCAGGTAGGGCTTGGCCTTGACGAGCGCTTCCAGGAGCGTCTGCACGTTCTTGGGAGCGCCATCATCGCCGTACTGAATGGCGCTGGCATCCAGGAGTCGGAAAGCGGCGTCCTCATCGACGATGTTGAGCTTGCGAGCACCACGCTCGATCTCCAAGCGGGTCAGCGTCTCGCGCAAGCGTGTCTCCGCTGCGGTGACCTTGCCAGCGGCCTCGTCTGCGGCCTTCTTGAGCTTGTCGGCCTCGGAAAGCTGTGCATCCTCGATCTCTTTGAGCTTGGCGGCCAGGGTGTCACGCTCTTTGGTCGTGGTGCCAAACTTGCCGGTAAGCTCTGCGATCTGCGCCTGGAGCTGCTCCAGTGTGGGAGCCGCCCCAGAAGCGCCTGAAGTGCTTCCGCCGCCCGCCGCGCCGCCACCAGGATTCCCGCCATCGCCGCCACCAGTTCCGCTCGATCCACTTGAGCCTCCCTCGCCGCCATCGGTGTAGAACCGGGCACTGCGCGAGCGATCCCACGTCAAGGCAGGATCGTGAAGTGCGGCCAATCCCAGCAGTGCCGATGTCATCAAAAAGCGTCGTTTCTTCATAGTCTCCTCGGGGCAAGTGCCCGGACAAAAAAACAAAAACAGCCAACCACAGACCCCGAAGGGTGAGTGATTGGCTGTTCAGCCAGTTTATAAAGCGCTGAAAATCAGCGCGTTGTCAGTGGGATAATACCGGGCTTTCGCTCTGTCGTCAAGTCCCGGCACTAACCAGCGCTTGGTCAAGGCTTCTGGCGGTTCTTGTGGTACCCCAGACATCGCTGTTGCGCTCGTTCACAAAGTCCGCCAGGCGCACCCTCCCAGACCGGAACGCTTTGGCCGCGTCACGGTCTGGATTGACCCGCCCCAACACTTGCGCCTGGACGCTCTCACTCTGTTTCTCCAGCCACGCCTGACCTGTGTCAGTAGGCTTGGGATCGCCGATCAGCCACGGGAGACAGACGCACCGGCAGTTGGGGTGGCTTCCCATGGGCTGACTGAGCTGGTGTGTGGTGCCATCCATCGCCAGGCACGCGGCGCATGTGTTCACCCCACGCGAGGAGAGCCATATCCAGCCCTGTACCACATCGGTGTTCTGCTGGTAGGTCTCCCGGCTGGCCTCACGATGTGCCCTAAGGATCTCGGTGCGAGCGATTCGGAGCGCGGACGCCAGTGGCCCACTGCCCTGACCTTTCTTGCCTGCGGGTGGCTCCATGGTGGCCGCGACTTTCCGAGCGATGACCTTGGGGCCCTGACCACGTGCAAGCCCGACCACCATCTCGCGCTTGACACGCTCCATGAGGGCAGGGAATGCCTGCTCGATGGCGGTGGCGATTGGGTTGCCATCCTGCAGAAAGCCCACAAGCTGCTCAATCGCGCCCGTGGGAAGTGCGGCAAATGCGCTGGCCAAGGGGCGGGCAATGCGCATCAGCTCTATCGCTTGGGTGCGGGCTTGGGCGATCTGGAAGCGCTGCGCCTGGCTGACGTGCAGAGCGACTGCCTGACCAAAGGCCCGTGCTTCACGCTCGACTTGCACCAGCAGCTCCTGCCAGCGATCGAGGCGCTCCAGTTGGGATGCGGTGATGGGCTCCCCGCGCTCGATCAGGAAGCGGATCAGGTTCTCGATGGCCTGGTTGATGGCCGAGTATGACCAGCTATAGGCTTCCAGGATGGCCAGACGCGCACTCTCCTCCCCGGCCAGAAGCTGAGAGCGGAACTCACGCGCCCGTCGGTAGACTTCAGGCTCCACTAGAAGCTCCTACTAGTTCGCTTTCTTCCTGACCGGAAGATGCCTGTTTTTCGGTCAGGAACGCGCTAGTGAGAATCCGACCATCGTCGAGTGCCCCCGCTGCTTCTAGGTCTTGGCGTAGGCCCAGTTCGATGATGGGCTTTCGGGTGCTTTTACCGCAATCCTTGCATCGAAAGGCTTGTCGCCCGCGCTCTTCGCCAGCACGGATAATAAAATTAGATTTACAGTGGGGACAATGCAGACCTGTCATTTTTATAGACATTTCTCTTTGCTGATTTCTGAATATAGTTGCGCACCGACGAGAACAGAACGCCCCATCGTGATGATTCCTTAGCGCCTTGTTGATTTCCCCTTGCGTTCGTTTTACTTCGCTTGAGCAATTCTTGCAGTGAAGCACTACCTTCCTAGCTTCACAATTAGCCCTAAGTGCGGCAACCGCTTTTTTGTTCATTTCCAGAAGTTGCTGGTGGCTCGTCTTAGGAATCTTGCCTTCAGCATGTGCCAATTTCAACCGTTCTGAAAGAATCTCACGATGAGTTATTCTGTGACTTCTTGGGAAGTCTTTGTTTGATCTTCTGTGATCCCGCAAAATTACTCCCGACTTTTTCAGCCAGTCATCTACCGATTCCCTGCAAACATTTCCTATTTGCAGGGCTATTTCTTTAGATGTCAGCTTCTGGTACATGTCCCAAAGCTCCAAGGGTGACACGGGGCATTTTGTGCGCCGCAGCGCATTCACTCTCACCACGTCCTTCGGATGCCCCCACGGCTTAATATCGGCCATGTCAAACCATTCCACAAGCACATCGCGCTCGAAAATCACCCCGAACTCTTCCTGCGCCCAAACGTGTATTTCCCAAACTGCTTTCCGATCTACCATGTGCTTATTTCGCAAACTGCCCACTGAAATCGGGCAGCGGCAGCCCTGCCGACTCACTGGGTACTCCACTCCGTCTATGATCTGATTTTTCAATTTCCACCTCCCGTACTTCCATCCTCACTCGTGCCATCGCCGCTCGATCCGGGATCTCCTGGCAATCCACCTCGATCGAAAAGCTTGGCGGCCATACTGGCGGCGTCGGCTCCCTCTTGGGCTTTCTTGGCCTTCTCCTGCTCGGGATCGTAGCCCATCTCCTTGAGGGTGGTATCCTGGCTCACTCCGGCATCGTTGAGCGCGGTGGCAGTCTCGGCCTCTTCCTTGCGGTTGGCGGGCAGAATCGAGGGCCACTTGATCTCAATGTCTAGCGTGGCGTCCTCTGCTACCTCTCCGCCGACCACCAGCATGGCGCGAGAAAGACCCTGAAGCATCGGCTCCCAGAACTCACGCTTGGTCTGGATCATGGCCACCAGGGGACCGTAGAGGATCTGAAGCGCCAATCCCGAGAGCTGCCCGATGTTGTCCACCTTGCCACTGGCGATCTGCGGGATGCTCGTCAGCTCGTCGTAAGCCTGGCGGAGGCGCTGGAACTGCTCATCTGCCGCCGTGAGGTTCTCGATCTCAGGGAGGCGGTTGATCTTGGCGTCCGGGTTGGGGAAGTAGGGCATTGCGCCGATATCGCGCTTGACCTCGTCGAGCCTCTGACCCGTCACGTAATCAAACGGGTGCCCGTAGGCTCTGAGGATTCGGTTGAGGTTAGAGACCACGAAGTTGATCGCATCATTGAGCTGAAGCACGTCGTCTTCGATGTCCGAAGCGCCGTAGAAGCTGTGGGGCCAGGGCAGGTTCTTGCAGTGGAAGATGGGCGGGAATCTGTGGGGCCACTGGGTGCGCTGGTCCAGAACCCAGGCGGGATTGTCGCCCACGCTGTGCTCTTCGACAATCGTCCAGCGCCGGTCAATGTCTCCGTACTGGATGGTGTGGCGGTAGGCAACAGACTTCTTGATGGCTGTGTCAATGGCGCTCCACTCGATGATGTACCGCCGCACACGGGTGTGGTCGGCAGGCTCACACTCGGCGCGGGTCATCTCTGCCGAGAGAGGCACCAGGCGCGGTATCTCCTCGCCACGCGCTTTGTCGGGTGGGTAAAGCCGCACGAAGGCATCACCCTCGATCCCCGCGCCCTGGGCGAGCTCTAGGAGGAAGGGAACCATGCCCTGGTGCTGCGACTTCCAAGCCTTCTCCAGCCACTTCTCCGTGGGGCTGTCCTCCTCGCCCGCATTCTCGCCAATCTCGATATCAAAGCCCTTGCCAAAGAGGTAGTAGGCCGAGGTATTGACGGTCTTCCGGGCTAGGTTGAGCCGGGCATTGTCTTTGCCCTCCTTGTCTAGCTCGTTGGCCTTGAGCGGCATCGGCGCTTCGTAGTTATAGGCCCTCCAAGCCCGACGGATGCGATCAATCCGCCGCGACTCTTCCTGCTCTGCTTGCTGCATGATGGTGGCGCTCACGACGCCGTTTGTCTTTCCGGGAAACATTATCTTCTTCCTGTTCCGGGGCCATACTGGGCGACCCCTGCGGTGTAGTTGGCCAAGAGCACGGCATCGGCCAGGTCGGGAGATTTCCCGCCCAATCGCTCCTTGGCGTATTTGTCCTTGGCTTCAATGGCGATCTTGCCGTTCTTGAGCCACCAGTGCGGGGCAGTCAGCTCTTTAAGGAGCTGGCGATCGTCCGGGAGGGCAACGTCGTAGCCCTTGGCGGGATCGAGCGCCTCACGCATCCGCCAGTGCAGCTCGGCACGCAGGTTCTCAAACTCCAGCCCGCTGCCCTCTGCACGCCCGTGGGAGCTGCTCCCCGTGTTGATGCCGTTGAAGCGCACCCCCGCCGCATTGAGCGCCGTGACGAGCCCCTGACCGATGCCGATGCTGTCAATGTTGGGCTCCAGCTTCTGGCGCTGGCCTTCCTTGTGCTCCAGCGCGGGGATGAGCAGGCCCGCCGCCGCATTGCCATCCGGGGTCTGGCGTCCGGGGTAGATCAACAGCTCCAGGAAGTGCCAAGCCACGCGCCTGCTGATGACCGTCTGATCAGCACCACCGGCGGCCACGTCCACACCAGCCCCAGAGAGAGGCACGCGGTTGCCATCCTTGTCAAGCGGTCTGGTAATTCCTTGTGCCCGCAAGTTGCGCCAGCGCTCCTGAGCCGCCAGCACCCAGAGCGTGGGGATCACCTGCCAAGCATCGTCTTCGAGGCCAACGGAGAAGTTCCCATCGCGCATCTGGCTCCGGAGAGGCTCGGGGAGAGCATTGAGCACGTCCATGTACCCCGTGGACATGTAGATCGGGTTGTCTGTGGCTAATGCCTTGAAGAACGTGCGGGATCGCGGCTTGACAGGCTCCGGGCTTCCCTCGACCACCACAGGGTCAGGACTAGGCACCTCTTCTTGCTTGCCGTCCTTGTTGGTGATGAAATAGCGCACCTCACCCGGCTGGGCAGGGTTGGCGTGACGTGGATCAATCCACGGCCCGAACCAGTCCAGGAGCCACATCCCCTCGACCGTGGCGGGAGGGTTGAAGCAGAAGAGGTTCAGGGTGTGCTGGCCAGGGATCGCGGTGCGCGTCCATGCCATGGGGAAGGCAACCTGGCTCTCGCTGAAGTTCTGGGCTTCGTCGTAGCACCTCGTGTCGAAGGGAATGCCGCGCCACTTCTCTTTGTCTTGCTCCCGGTCAATCGAGCCAAAGCGCACCAGACGCTTGACCGGCTCCGTGGGCTTGCCGGAGATGTCGCAGCGGGTCACCAGTCGCCACACGTGCCGAGAGCCGTTGAACTTGCCAAACTTACGGTAGATTTGGGCTGCCCGATCCTCGATACCTGAGAGCTGGTTGTAGGTGCGGCGGTAGATGATGGTGCGACGGCCAAGCAGGAGAGCGATCCCGAGCTCTAGGTCCGTCTTGCCACCACCACCCGCGCCACCATACCCAAGATCGTCCACGTGGCGGGCAGCAAGAAACGCCTGGAGCTGTGGCCCGTTGAACGGTGTCCATCCCCGCGCACTCCGCCGGATCGCGACTTCAGAGGCAACTACTTCGCGCTGGCTGAGTTGCTTACCCTTGGGCGAGCGCCGCTTCCGCGAGGATCTCATCGTCCCCAACGGGTCGCTCTGCTTCTTCTTCTGTCTCGTCATCGTCCCATCCATCGTCTTCACCTCCTCCCGCCCTGCCGATGAGCTTGTGCACCTGGGCCAGTGTGGCCAGTGCCCGCTGCGCGTCGTAGAGCTCGATTGTCACCCCGCCCTTCGCATCAAACTTGATCTTCTTGACCAGGCGCATATCCCCCCGCCTCGCCGCGCCCTCCAGGTCAGGCAGAAGAACAGTTTTCTTATTCTCCTCAACCACCTTCACAAACTTGCCCATGTCGGAGCCAGCGTGGTCAGTGAGCCTCGCAAGCACCTCATTTGCGCCCATGGAGCGCTCCGCAAGCCGCCGATCTATTTCCGCGCGTATCTCAGGCTTCTTCAGGTTCTCGGAGCCTATGGAGTACGCGGTCTTTACGGAGTATCCTGCCTGGATCGCTGCTAGTGTGGCATTAAAACAGTCTAGGTATTTCTCTATAAAAAGTCGTTGCCGATCTGTACTCACCTTGACCCCCAAACTCCAAAAAACAAAAACAGCCAAGCGTAGAGAGCAAAGTACATTACTTCCTCCCCATGCTCGGCTGTTCAGCCAGTGCGGGTCTTGTCCCAGAGTATACCGCGTCTCCATTGGGCTCGACGACCAGCTCTGCGCCACAGCGGCAACGAATCTGACATGGTAGGCCAGGCCGAAGGATATCTCCTCGGTTATAGACAAACTGCCCCGCATGCAGTGCTCCCAGTACACGGTTACATCCAGGGCAGCGCACTGGGCGAAGATGACTCACTTGGTGCCCCATTTCAAAGCCCTCCCAAGAATTGCCAGGGAAGTTAAAAAACAATAAATCCTCGCAAAATGCCTAAATACCACACCACGGGCGTCCTCCCCGAGCTGGGCTTGCCATCGCGTCTCCGAGTGCCGCTTCCAGCACTCATAGGCATCCATGAGGCGGTGGGAGTCGGGTAGGGGGCAGGGCTTCACGCCGACAATTCCCATTGCGTGAAATCGTCTTCGCTCTGCG